GTCAAGGTAATGGTACTCGATCTCTCCCATCCCATGGGCGTAAGCTTCGTAGGGGACAGGGTAAGTGAGCCTATTGATTGACGCTGACTTTATCGTTTATAAATGTTGTGCAGGAGCTGAAACAGAGATTGACTTTGGAGAAGACCTCATCGTTGTCACCTCCAATTTCAAAGAAGCATACGAGTATGTCGAGCGAGAGTTATATCACATCGCAACAGACCTTGGATGCTTCGATGACTCTATTCTGTTTTTCTCTGATTCTATTAACTTTCGTAAATCTATTGATCCAGCGTATAAAGGACACAGAAATCGAAAGAAGCCGTGCGGCTACAAAAGGGTCATCAACAAACTCAAGGAGGAGTACCCCGTTGTTGTGATGCCTACACTGGAGGCAGACGACGCTCTTGGTATCTACGCCACCAAGGAGCCAGGACACATCATTTGCAGCCCCGACAAGGACATGCGACAGATCCCTGGCGACCTGTATGACCTCACTGATGGAGTGACCACTGTAGCGCCTGAGGAAGGCCGTAGGTGGCACCTTATTCAAACACTTGCTGGTGACCAAACAGATGGCTACGCTGGTGTACCTGGTATTGGTATCAAACGTGCTGTTGCTCTATTTGAAAAAGAGGGCTACACCTGGGATACCGTAGTTAAAGCATTCGCTGAAAAGGATCTTGGAGAAGATGTGGCTCTCATGAATGCTCGCCTAGCTAAGATTCTACAATGTGATGACTATGATTTCACCAATAAAGAACCAAGACTTTGGTCTCCCAGCTCCAGTGATCGAGTTAACGATGGAGCAGCAGTTCAAACTCAAACAGATTGAGAATGCTCTGCGTGATCCAGAGACAAAGCTAGAAGATGTTATTACTATCTTCATGGCTCTTCAACGCCAAAACTTTACTCTCTGTAATACAGTATCCAACCTAGTCAAGAAATGGCCGACTCCAATTCCACAGGCCCCAACTACTACAGGCGAGGGTCAATTCAAGTTTGGGACTTCATCCGAGATCAAGGACTGAACTTCCATCTTGGCAATGCAATCAAATACATCTGCCGTGCTGGTTACAAAGACAGCAAAGTAGAAGATCTTAAAAAAGCAATCCACTATCTTCAAAATGAGCTTGAAAGCGAAGTCATTCATCAGCGTCCAGGCAAAACAATTCCGGAGAAGTTTCCGGGTCAGGAACAATACGAGTCCAGCTTCACGGACTATGCAGCGGACTTTGATCGTTGAGGAATTCAAAGAGTTCCTTGAAGCTGAGAATCAGTTACTTACAGGATTCGTAGTTAATGCTACCGATACCCTCAAAGAGTTAGCTGATCTAGTCTATGTCTGCTATCAATACGCAGAAAACCTTGGTTGGGATCTTGATGAAGCTCTCAACCGTGTCCACCGAAGCAATATGAGTAAGCTTGGGGAGGACGGAGAACCTGTATACCGAGAGGATGGTAAAGTCCTCAAGGGACCTAATTACGAACCACCAAACCTTAGTGATCTTGTCTAGTATGTCCACTGATCTTATTGCCCGTACTGGGCGCGTTCAATCTTGGATCGATGATCCTACCTCACGACTCCCTGTGTCGTGTACAGTATTTGTTGTAGAGGACACCATGGAGGGTCCCAATGGAATCGAAGCCTCTTGGCGATTTGTTTCGCACGCTCTACGCTATGGAGCGGGAGTTGCAGTCCATCTATCTAAACTCCGGGCACGAGGAGAGGAGAATGATAAAGGCTTGGTTGCATCAGGCCCCGTATCTTTTGCCAAGATCTACTCAACACTAAACGAAATCCTTCGACGTGGGGGTGTATATAAGAATGGTGCAGTGGTTCTCCACTTGGACCTTAATCACCCTGACGTGCTTGAGTTTATTACTGCTTCTCGGGCTGAGCTTCCTTGGGTTAAGCGCTGCGTTAACATTAACAAGCATTGGTGGGAGCTTGCTACAACTGAAACCAAAGAAGCCCTACTTGATGGTATCAAAAAGGGTGACATCTGGCTCAACAAAACAAAGGTAGACAAGAATGGAAATCGAATCAGGGGTAACGTATGCTTGGAGGTATACCTCCCAAGTAGGGGAACCTGTTTACTTCAACATGTCAACCTCGGCGGATGTGAACTCAATGACATTCAAGGTGCGTTTGTTCACGGAATGTCCGAACTGTGCAACCTTCACGGAAAAACAAATGTTGGCGAAAGCGGAGAATACCTACCTTCAAGCACAGATCGCCAAGTTGGTCTCGGATTGCTGGGACTTGCCAACCTTCTGAGGCGTTATGGTATCACCTATGAGGTGTTCGGTAAAGCACTGAAGGATATCAACGATGGGCAGATGGCACAGACACCTGCTCATATCCTTGCAGCGGAGATCAATGCTGGTGTGACTGCAGCAGCACATACCGCCCGTATCAACAAGATGGATCGAGCGTTTGCTATTGCACCAACAGCATCTTGCAGTTACCGCTACAAAGACCTGGATGGGTATACTACCTGTCCTGAAATTGCACCTCCTATTGCCCGCCAAGTCGACCGTGATAGCGGTACCTTCGGCGTCCAGAGCTTCGACTATGGTGATGTAGAGATCGCCTCTGAAGTTGGCTGGGAGAACTACAAGCGAGTTACGGACGAAGTTGTCCGTATGCTTGATAAGACGGGACTTCTTCATGGTTACTCATTCAATAGCTGGTCCGATATGATCACCTATGATGAGCAATTTATTGAGGAGTGGCTGGATAGCCCCCAAACATCTCTTTACTACTCACTCCAAGTGATGGGAGACGTTCAGGATAAATCCAGCGCATATGCAGCACTGGATGAAGCTGAAGTCGATGATTACCTGGAGTCTATTCTAAACGACCCGGCTGGCGCTAGTCAGCCCCAAGCTCCTGATTGTAATTGCGGCGAATGAACCCTTATCAAAAACTACAACAACGTAAGCGTACCTGGACACCTGTCCAAACTACTGCTGGAACCGGTCGTGATGGCTCACAAGAAACTATCTACCGTGCGCTTGCTATGCGGCACATGGAGCTCCCCGTTGGTAGCTTCATTCAAGATGCCCTTAGTGAAATTCCAGCTCTATCGGCAGACCTACTCCGATCTAATGTCAAAGACGAAGAAAACCACGACCTGGCTCTCGGTTACATCGCCAATGCTTTGGGTGTTGACGAAACTGCTGAAGCCGAAGCAAAGCGCCTTAGGGATGCTTGGGAAGCGCATCCTGATCACACAGTCCTCAAAGCACTTGTTGCCGAGCGTGCAATTTTCTTCGTACTACTCCCCTTCTTCCGCTTTAATGGTGACGCTGGTCTCCGCACAGTCTCCGCTGACATCAGCCGAGATGAGCAAGTCCATGTAGCGGCTAATAGCCTTGTGTGTAAGGAGCTTGGGTTGGAGATCAGCCCTTCTCTTGACAAGTTGCGTAAGGCAACTATTAACTGGGTTATGACACCTCTCAAAGCGTCCACTAACAAATATCTGGACAAAAAATTTTGGCTGGATGCCAGTGATCGCTTGATGTATGAAGGGAAGGCTCCAGAGCTTTCTGATACAAAGCGAGCACGTATGCCTGCCTTCTTTGAACATGCTAACCCTAACTTACCGCAATATGCCTAGACCTCCATCAAAGGAGGTTGATGCTCGTTACAAGGATAACTTGAAACGTAGGTATAATTTAGAAGTGAATGACTACATACGTATGTGTGAAGAGCAAGGCGGATTGTGTGCAATTTGCAGAACCTTTACTCCCAGACTATGTGTGGATCATTCACACGAAACTGGAGAGAATAGGGGATTACTGTGTCACAAATGTAACGTAGGTCTTGGTCAGTTTAATGACAACATTCAACTTCTAGCAGATGCAATCTCCTATCTCGCTAAACATGCTTGAGACCCATGGTCTCCAGTTTACTTCTCTCCTACAACAACTAGAAGAGAACTTCCCACCACTTAATCCCCACCCGGATGACTCACACTCATTAATTATGTACCGCTCTGGCCAACGTTCTGTGGTAGAG